CCCTTCTTCGCGGACGTCCTCCAGGATCGGGCGAGCGTTCCCGTGACCTTCGCGGGCGGTTGGCCGGGGCGAGAGGGCGTCTTCCCGGTCTTGTTGTCCTTGCGGTTCAGGAGGTTCTTGATGCCCGGCTGCTTCGCGCTCCCGAGGAGGACGATCCCGATCCGACCCACGATCTCGCGGTTCGCCTCGTTCATCGCCTTCCGGATATCCCTCGGGCTGAAGTTGGTACGCACTTCGACGTTCGTCCGCTTCGTCATCCGAGCACCTCCTCGGCCTCGACGATCGTGTGACATAGGGCACTCGTCGTCGGCTTCTCTCCGGGCGTCGTGACCGATCGGATCTCCCACGTCGAACCCGCGTAGACGATGCGGTCCTCGATGTCGAGGGACTTGATCCCGTCGAAGTAGAAGCGGGCGTTCCGCTGTCGCGTCTCGCGTCCGCCGGTCGTCGGATCGGATCCGCCCGAGACCTGCACGAACGCCTTCTCGGTCTGGAGCGCGGTGGTGTACGACTCGACCTGCCCACCGATCGCGTCGAGCGACCCGGCGTTCTTCGTCGAAGTCGCGACGAGCACCCCGTGCTTCCGGATGAGGGAATCGACGCTCATCGGATCTCCCGGTAGGCGGAGAGCTTGTCGACGTAGCTCGCGAGGAGGTCGGCCGTACCCGCTCGGGTGTAGGTGTAGTCGCCGAGGGACTCGCTCGCGAGGCTCCGCTCGCTGGTCCTGTCGTTGTATATGTCTGAGGCGATCTCGATCGTGATCTGCTCGAGGTCGTCGGGGACCGTCGTGTACCCCGCCGTGTACTCCACGAAGACGGGGAAGAACCCGGACGGGAAGCGGTTCGCGGAGGCGTCGTCGGATCGGATGCCGGGGAATCGGTCGGCGATGATATGAACGAGGCCCATCTCGAAGTCGACCCGGTACTCGGAGACGTTGTCCCTGGGGTACTCGAAGTTACACGGCGCGTCGATCACGCCGCGACCACCGAAGCGGTAGAGGCTGAACGAGTAGGCGTTCTTCGTGAGCGTCGCGGACCAGCCGGAGACGCTCGAGTTGATCTGGGTCACGAGGGCCGACGTGGTCCCGTAGCTCGAGAAGGCGAGCGTCGCGGTCGAGTCGGTGCCGTCGCTCGCGACCTTCCTCAGCTTGAGCTGGGTCCCGTCGTTCTCGACCGTCGCGAGGACGTCGCTCGACGACGTGTCGCTCTCGACCGAGAACGAGATCGCCGACCCGTAGGCCACCGTGGCGATCGACGTCACGGGGAAGTTCTCGAGGCGGACGGTCCGCTCGCCGTTGGGCTGGACGAACTCGCGGAACGTGCGGCTCTTCAGCTTCCGATCGCAGTACCCCTCGACGATAGCGGTCGCCCGGTCGACGGCCGACTCGAGCACGCTGTCGTAGGTCGACGTGGTCTCGCCGATCCATGCCTTGAGGTTCGCGAGCGATGTTAGAGCGTAGGTTCCGACGGCCATGGTCTACCCCTGGATGACTTCGCCGCCGCTTCCGGCGATCGCTTCGTTCGTGTATTCCGACTCGCCGAGACGGGTGAAGAAGGCGGACGCACTAATGACGCCCTGGCAGGCACCGGTTCCGACCATCTTCAGCCGGAAGTACCGCTCTCGAGTGCGGAGGTCGATGAGGAAGACTCGCTGCTCACCGTTCCCCGGCGAGGTCGACGAGGATCCGTCGATCAGTGTCCCCTTCTCGTTGGGCGACGCGAAGTTCTTGAGGACGGTCGTCGGGCTCGTCGTGTCGCCGACGAGGAGCGACGTCTGGGTGATCGCACCGTCGGAGAGCTCGCAGCCGATCGAGATCAGACAGTAGTCGAACCCGAGGGTGTCGATCACTGTACCGTTCACGGTTTCCGAGTTGCCGATCGCCTGCGGTGGGATCGCGATGCGGACGGCGCAGTTCTGAGCGTGGATCATGGAAGACCTCGAAGAGGGTCGACGAGCCTGGACCCGCCGACCCTCGCGGAAAGAAAGAAGACTAGGCGCGGAACTTGAACGTGGTTCCCGATCCGGCGGCAGAATCGGCGGGTGACTCGGCGGCTCGGCTGAGGAGCGTCACGCACGCGAGGTCGTGGTTTCCCGAGCCAGCGGTCAGGGTCGTCTTGAGATAGCGACCCTTTCCGATCATGTCGACCTCGACGAGAATCGACTCGTCGGCGTCGAATGCGTTGAGAGCGTTTGTCGTGCCACCGACGTCCGCAGTGGACTCGAAGGTGACGAGGTTCGTCGCGTCGGTAGACCCGTCGCTGTTGTCGGTCACGTCGACCTTGATCGCGGTCAAGTCACCGGCGAGCGCGCCAGCGGTGATGATGATGGTCGCGAAGTCGAAACCCATAGTGTCGACGACGCCGGTCGCAAGGCTCCCACTCGCCACGGTATCAGCGTGGAAGTCGGCGACCTTGATGTTCTGGAGATGAATCATTGGGGTGTATTCCCTTCGGGCATCGGGGAGAGCCGGTCGTCCCGGCCCTCCCCAGTTGTGGTTAGATCAGAAGAGGAGGCCGACGACCGGTCCGCTCTCGCTCGAGTCGCCCACGTCGTGGACGTTGATATCGAAACGCTCGGTGCCACGGATGGCGAGCTCGTCCTGCTCGAAGGCGTTCAGAGCCGAGTCGGAGACCTGGACGGTCGTCTGTCGACGATCGCCGAACGACGCCGCGAGACTGAGGTCGCCGAAGAGCGCGCCGATCTTGTTGGCGGAGTAGGCCGACCGCATGACCTGCGTGAACTCGACCGGGTAGCCGAAGAGCGTGGGCTGCCCGGCGTATCCGTCCTTAATCTCTCGAGCCGAGGTCCCACCGGCGGAGGTGAGAGCAGCCTCGAAGCATCCGTGCCAGACGGCCTTGTGCATGTAGAACTTCGCGTTCGGCGTGTCGGCGTACGCGGGCAGCAGACCCATGAACGCGCCGATGTTGTCGAGCGTGAGGTCGGCGAGGCCGGACGAGAGCTCGGAGTCGTGGTACATGACGAGATTCGTACCCGCTTCGATCTGGGTCACGGCTCCGTTGATGCCACCGAAGGCGGACGTGCCGTCACCGTTGAAGCCGCACTCGTCCTCCTTCTTGGCGAGGGCGTAGGCGATCTCTCCAGCCACGTCGTCGGCGAGGTTCACGAAGGCGTCCTCGTTGAGCTCGTTCGAGACGGTGGTGATGACCATGAGCTTCTTCGCGACGAGGGTCACGCCCTCGAAGGTCATCGTGCTCTCGGTTCCGGCGGTCGCTTCCCCGACGAAGTTCGCGGAGAGGGTCGCCGAGCGTCGCGGGACGCGGAGGGTGTCGCTCGACATCGGACGGACGCGGGCGTTGCGACGGAAGACGCCGTACTGCTCGCGGAGCGAGATCAGCTCGGTCTCGAACTCATCGGGGACCAGGAAGCCACCGGCGGAGTTCACGCCCTCGGTGTGGGCCTTGACCTCGATCCCGTGGGTGTCGCAGTAGTTGAGGCTCTTCCGGTTGCCCCGGCTCGCCATGAGCCAGTGACCGAAGCGGAGGGCCTTGTCGACGGCCTCGCCGTTCGAGTCGTCCTTGAAGTTCTTGAGACCGCCCCAGACCTTCGGCCGGGTGACGGCGGGCGCGGAGAACTGAGCCGCGACGGTCGAGGCTCGCTTGCGCTGGTTCTTGTTGATGGTGATCTTCTGCATGGACTTTTCCTTATCTTCGTCGTCCTGCTCGGCCTTGTCTTCGGCGTCCTCGTCGTCCGCCGCCTTCTCTTCCTCGTCGTCCTGCATCTTGGGCATGAGGACGACCTCGACGTCGTCAGCGGAAAGGGGCTTGCCCTCCTCGTCGACGATCGCGACCTTCTCCATGTAGAGGGCCTTCTGCTCGAGGAAGCTACCCTCGCCGACCTGATCGGCGAGGTTCTGGAGGTCGGTCTCGACCTCGTTGAGAGTCACTTGTCGGATGTTCATTCCTAACTCCTGGACTGGATTCGGTGAATGGTTTCGGGCTTTCTGTCCCATCGGTTCGGGCCTGTCGCCCACCCGCTCGGGAGCCTTCCCGCTTCTACATATTCGAAAGTCGAAGGCGCGGGACCTTCGGCATGTTGACGAAGATCCGCCGCCGGGAATCGGCCGAGACCCATCGGTCGACCTGAGCGGAATCGACCGCACCCTTCCGGATCGCCGAGATGAGGGCGGTCGCGTTCGCGGGGAGCGGAGCGACGGAGACTTCCATCAGCTTCCACTTCGAGTAGACCTGCCGAACGCGGTCGCCGTACTTCTCCCGGTCCTCCTTCGACGCCTTGCGGACGCCGCCGGGCTCGGGCATGAAGCCGATCGAGATACCCTTCACGACACCCTGAGCCACGAGGCTTTCGACGAACTGGGGTCGGTATTCCCCTGGGTAGTCGTCGGGGCGTTGGGCGAAGGTGAGCGTCGCGTCGATCTTGTCCTTCCGTCGGCGGATGTCGACGACGTTCCCGATAGGATCGCTATAGTCGTGGTTGAAGAAGAGGATCGGGTTCGCCTCGTACTCGGTCGAGTTCATCCCTTGGGCGATGATGACCTCGCCGTCCCGGTCGATCGACTCGGTCGAGATCGAAGCGTCGACCTTGATCCCCTCGGAAGTCTCTCGCCTGTTCTTGACGTCGATCGAGAGCGTTTTCGTCTGCATCAGTCCTCCAGCACCGCGACGAAGTCGCACCGGCAATTCGGGTGAACCGTTCCCTGCATCGAGCGGCCCACGCTGAGCCGCCCACCCTTGGATCCGATGATCGTCTCGCCCGCCTT